CCTAAAATACCACCCATGGCCAAATGATATAGTCCGCCGCCCTGTAAGGTCAGGGGCGTCCATGAGGTCACAGCCTGACCTGGATTCCAATATTGTAGGATGTTAAAAATAATTGGTCCTACTATAAAATCAAACCAAATTGTAGCCATGTATGTAATAGCCATCATAGGACGCCATTTTTTGGTCATCCAATCTTCTGTAGATAGTGCTGGTTTAGTTGCCATTTTAAGTTCCTTTCTGTTGTTGTAAACGCTGGTTCTCTTCCTTGAGATAATTAACCAACAACATAATATAAATTTCCCTCTCCCACGGCATCATATTTTCTAACTCTGTTAAACTATACTTATGAAACTGCATCAGATTAAAGTTAGTCTGATAATAGTTCAGAAGTGTCTCGTGTGAAAGGATTAACCGAAAAAACTTTGCAAACCCTCCAGGGCTGCGGTATTATCTGATTCACATTTGATACACTTAAAACTAATTTCATGTCTAAGCTTAGGTAAAGTAATAAAAAACTTTTCTAGTTTACTAAAATTACCTGGACTTAAATTCTCTACAAATTCAATCAAATCAGCTGGACTATAATCCAGAGCTGAGTACATGTCATCATCTTTCCAAATAGTATTAATACACTTGGCAATTAAACCAATGATCTGATCTGCATCAGGGTTAGTAACACCTCTGAGACTGGTTAGACTTTCCAGATCTGGATCTGTTAATGTTACCAATAATCCATGCCCTAGATCAACTTTATGATCATGATCCGGATATTTTTTAACTTCAACTGTGGTTAGATCTAATTGAGCATCCTGTTTATTACCACATTCACCACAGGTTAAAACCAGATCTATGTTCTCACCCACGCTGTTGGCTCGGAGTTTTAAAAATAAAAACTCTAGATCATAGGCTGGTAATTTACGTACATCTAGTTTGTTAAATGTACATTCAAACACCAGATCAATGACTGCCTGTGTTTGTTGTTCTAATCCTGCGTTTTGTGCAATTAATAATTGCTTTTGCTCTCGGACCAAAAATGGTCGGTATTTTATGACTTCACCAGTACTAGGTAATTCTGTAGAATAAACCGGCACGTCAATTTTGGGTAATGCCATGACAACTCCTATTTAACTAAAAAGTATGAATCTGCTCCATAACCAGGTTGTAATAAGTTCTGCGCCTGTTGTTGTGCAGATTGCTGAGCGGTTGGGTTATTATTAAAATAATTTATGTTACCATTCTGAATATTTAAAAGACCACCCAGAATGTTATTTTTTGTATTGGCTGGAGCAGTTTGTTGGCCTATGCCAATTCTATACCAGCGACGATAATTAAATGTAACATTTAACTTATGAACTGAATTAGCCAGTCCAGAATCTAGCTGTAAAGGATTTACCACCACAGGAAAAATGTCTTCTAATTTTACTGCATAGACTACATTATCAGCTTCGTCTAACTGACGAATTTCCATGGAAGTTAAATATCTAGCCTGATAGGCTGTTGTATAGTTTGTATGATTAACTATACCATCTACCCAGCTATCAAAATAGTTTTTTACATTCATTTCGCGATCTACCAGGAATTGCATGCCTAGATTATCGCCACCGTAATCAACTCCAACTGGATGGAAACTGGGCGGACCAAATATCTGTTGTCGGCTGGTGATAAGTCTGGTCATGGGCAACATGGCCTGATCACACATTAAACTAACTGTTTTACCCCAGGCTGGATTGTTTATACAGCGTGGATTTGAAATGCTGACTTCAAATCTGCAGGGTTTGGCAACACCACTCTTTACCTGACTGATAAAGTCATTAAGTTTAAACTGAGCATTACCTGGTGCCTGTTGTACATTACCAAATCCAGATACTGCATTTATGATGTCCATTAGAGCCATTATAGCATCCTACGTGAATTTTTATATACCTGTTCTTTGGATGCACCTGTAAACTGTTCTATGGGCATCATGGCTGCGGCCAACCATTGGTCATTGGGTATGTCTAAAAACTGTGACTTTACCTGAGCACTTAAATAATGTTTCACACAGGCACTGACACCTGAATATTTACTACTGCCATTAAGTATGCTCCAGCTTACCTGAGCTCGGCTCTGTGGATCTTCAATGTCTGTGACCAAATCCATGAGTGCTCCCATGAGTTTGAATCTCAGTCCATAGGGCAGATAATGCAGGTTTATGCCCAGGAATCCTCCAGGTGCGTCAGCAAATGGTAGTACCAGAGGTAGTGTATCATAATAGGGCAACTTGTCTTTGTGTTTAGGATCGTATTTAAACAGATACAAACCACCAGGAACTATGCTGGCCTGCCCCTGTTTAAGAGCAGCATTAACTCCAGTGTTGATGTTTTTCAGATTCTGTACCTGTTTCTGATACCAGGCCTGACTGCGTCTCACACTCTGTGGATCTACTCTAAGTTGCTGAAAAGGATTTGCCATTGTTTATTTATCTAATCCCAGCTCTTTTTCTGTGATAATCTCAAATTTCCAGCCACGATCTTCACAGAAGTTCTGGGCGGCTTTCCATTTAGCCTGATTCACACCCCAGGTATAGACTTCCTGCACAAACTGTCGAGTGCGACGCTTGGGGATGTCTGGTGGCTGAGTGAATTTAAGAGGTTTGATCTCTATGAGATATTTCTTGGTGCGTCCAGAGCTTTCCTGAATCTTCATGTAAAAATCCACAAAGTATCTGTGTACTTTTCCATCGACCGGTGATAAATAAGGTATGACGACTTCTTCGCTTCCCCATTCCAAAACATTGGTATTGTTATCACAATACTTCATGAACTTAAACTCCCACATGCTGCGATATATCACATTGGTGGGGTTGCCAGTATATTTGGCTGGATTTAAAACTCGATATCGACCTTTATAAACATTATTAGAATACATGATAAATAACTTATTAACTAGTATTACTTATTTATAGGACCAGCACATGGCTGACAATAAAACAGCAGGTGGATATGACCCAGTTAATATGGGGTCAGTAGATTCCTCTCAACAAATTTATCCAAATTTTGGGCTAAAGAAACCGCAACCGCGTGCAGAGGAATCAAAAAGTTTTAGTAATGACGATCTAAAACCCAGATATTTTAACAATGCTGGTGGCAGTGCTGGTGGATTAAATTACAATGTTAATATAACTTCGTATCCTGAAAAAACAGGTGCTACTGCAGATCTGCAACATCACATAGTGTTTTTTATTAACATTCGTGGTGCCAGTAAATATAAGAATAAAACACAATCCGTCCCAGTTTCCATAGGCGGAGCTAATACATTATCATCTGGGGGTAAAGTTAATGCTGGTGTTGCTGGCATTGGGGCTGCAGTTGGAGTTGGAGCAGCAGCTTTAGCAGGGAAAGCATTTGAAGCAGTAAGTAAAGGTGCAGCCAAAACAATTGTTGTAGGACTAGGTGCCGTAGGCGGTGCCATAGGTTCAGTAAGTGTAAATGAGGCTCTAAATATTTTTAAACCCGATCAGAGTCGCAGAATTAGTAAAGCCATAATGTTGGCTATATCTTCTGCACCCGAAGCCAAATATGGTGTAACCTATGAGGGAGCAGAATTAGGTAGTTTAGTTGGCTATTTGGCGCGTGGAGCAGGTGCAACCGATCTAATGAAGGGTCAGCCTACCAGGGAATTAGCCATGATTGCAGCCATGACAGTAGCTCAGTTGCCTGGAGCAGTTGCTGATTTATTTGGTGGTAAACTAGGATTTGCCGAAGCTATCCAGGCTGGAACTGCTCAGGCACCAAATCCATTCCGCGAACAAATTTTCCGTAATGTTCAAAATCGTGAGTTTATGTTCAAGTATAAATTCTTACCTCGAACCGAAACTGAGGCTCGTAATGTACGACAAATTATTCAGGAATTTAAGCTGCATATGCATCCTGAAATTAGTTCAGGTGGTAATTTTTACATATACCCTAGTACCTTTGACATAGCCTATTATTTTAACAGTAGTGAAAATACCAACTTAAACAAAATTTCTACCTGTGTTCTAGAAGATCTGGCAGTTGACTATGGTGGTCAGGGGTTCAATACCTTTGATGATGGTATGCCTACTGAAATTAATCTTAG